GGTTTTTTGTCTGCTGTCAAAACGTAGATAAGAGTTTATCCAGAAAAGCCGCTATCGCGGTCAAACCAGATGCAGATTCCAGTTCATTGCGCGCACGATGAAATAGTCCCGATTGGGCAGCTAAAACCCAATCCGCGCAACCCGAACAAGCATCCGCCGGAACAGATCGCGCTTTTGGCGAAAATCATTCGTGCGCAGGGCTGGCGCAACCCGATCGTGGTCAGCAACCGCAGCGGCCTTATGACCAAAGGCCACGCAAGGCTCGAGGCGGCGCGCAGGTTGGGCTGTAGCAGCGTCCCGGTTGACCGCCAGGATTACGCCAGCGACAAAGAAGAAGTCGCCGATATGATCGCTGACAACCGCATCGCGGAACTGGCCGAGGCTGACCGGGCGATTCTGCGCGAATTAGCCGAAGAACTGGACGACGGCAGCTTCGACATGGACTTGACCGGCTTCGATCAGGGCGCGCTCGAAGAACTAATGACCGCCGCACCGCCCGAAAGCGACATAGACGCCGAGCCGCAGATCGACAAGGCCGACGAACTTCGGCAGAAATGGGGCGTTAAACGCGGCCAGATTTGGCAGTTGGGCGAGCATCGGTTGATGTGCGGCGATTGCCTTAACGGGGTGGAGCAATTATTCGATGCCGAGCCGGATTTAGTAATGACCGATCCGCCTTACGGAATCAAAGGTTCATCAATGATGATGGGCAGCAAGGAGTCGTCCAAGCGTAAATCGCAACGCCTATCGTTCTCTAAATCATGGGACAAAAAGCGCCCGTGGATTTCTCATATTCTAGCAATCGCGCCAAAGGTCTGTATTTGGGGAGGACAGTATTTTTGCCATCAGTTACCAATCTCGGATGATTGGTTGTCGTGGAATAAGAAAAATCCGAATCTCTCCTTTTCCGAATTTGAATTAGCGTGGACGAATTATGGAAAACGCTGCCGCGAATTGGATCATCATTGGAGTGGTGAAGAGCAGGTTCATATTACACAAAAGCCGACTCCTGTTTTCAATTGGTCGATTTCGATCTGCCCGACAAATCCCGAAATAATTTACGATCCATTCGTTGGCAGCGGCACAACCATAATCGCCTGCGAACAACTAGGCCGTAAATGCCGCGCAATGGAAATTGATCCCGGTTACGTCGCGGTCTCAATTCAGCGATGGGCGGACGCCACGGGCAAAACGCCTAAACTCTTAAATGCCGGGCGCTGATCTAACGTGGCCGGCTGTGCGCATGGCGAAGATGATGGATATTGCGCCGAGCCGGTTGCGGCAATTGGTCGCCGAAGGCATCGTTCCGAAAGCGGGCCGCGATAGGTTTCGCCCGTTCGAGGTCAACATCGCCTACATTCGTTTCCTGCGTGATCGGGTGCAGTCGCCGGAACTAAGCGACTCGGAATTCCACAAGGCGAAACTGGCCAAACTCCGCAGCGAGCGCGAGCAGATCGAACTCGATATGCAGATCAAGCGCGGAACGCGGATTCCGAAAGAGGACGTCGACCGGGCTTGGCAGATTGTCGTGAAGTCAATCGCCGGCATCATCAAGGCGAATCGGAACAAGATGCTGACCGACGAGCAGATCAACGAAATGTTCGACCTGATGCGCGCAGAAATGGATCGGCTACATCATCAACATGGTAACGGATCAGTTCTCGTTCAAGACGCAGTTTAATTCCCTGTGCGAACTGGCGCGGACGGCGGTCCCGCGCTTTGAGCGCATGGACCCTGGCACGTTTGCCGAGCGCGAGATTCGGATGCCCGGCGAATTTGGTTCGACGATGCCGTGGCGTTTCGCCTTCTTCCCTCCGCAGCGCGAAATGTTCAACGAGATATTCAACCCGCGCAACCGCGAGGTCGTGTTCAAAATGGCGAGTCGCCTGACAAAAACCATGACAGTCCTCGGCGCCATCGGCTACTGCATCGCGGAAGCGCCGCGCAAGATCCTCGTTATGTGGCCGAAGATTGGCGATAGCGAGGAATGGTCAAAGAAACATTTAATGGGCGAACTGGTTGAGCCTACTCCGGCTTTGCAGAATCTTTTGCAGGACGGCCGCGGGAGGCGACTGGCGAACAACACCATTCTATCCAAGATTTTTCCAGGGGGTTATATTTCAATGTTTGGCGCAAATGTCCCAGGCGACTTCCGTAGGGCGAAAGGGAACTTTTTATACGCCGACGAGATTGACGCAATAGCAATCGCTGAATCCGACGAAGGCGACCAACTTCGGCAGTTTGCCGTTCGTGGTAGCGAATACCCGGACACGGTTCAGGTTTATTGCTCATACCCATCACTTAAAGGCCAATCCAACATAGATAGCAAGTATGATTTGTCGGATAAGCGCGTCTGGGAAGTGCATTGCGCTAAGTGCGGCGACCCGTGGGTGATGCACAGAAAAGAGTTGCGCTACGACAAAGAGAAGACAGAATCAGCCGTAATCCAATGTCCAATTTGCCATGCACTCCACGACGACCAGGCAAGATCGGCAATGGCCCGCGCAGGTAGATGGCACCCCACAAGTGATTTCAAGGGTGTCGCCGGATTTCACGCTAATGCGCTTCTGTGGCCGCATCCTGTTGACCGACAGAAATATCCCGGCGGCTTTCTTCAAATGCTCGCCTTGGAAGAAATCGCCGTTGATCAGGCCGACAACCCTGAGCGGGCCCGGCGAGTTCTGGTCAACACACGCGACGCCGAAAGCTACGAACCCGAACACCTCCAAAAGATCGAACATTCAGTCCTGTACAAGCGCCGAGAAAAATATGATCCGCGCGAAGTTTTGCCCTCCGAAATCATATTCATTACTGGCGGATGCGATCTACAATCAAACCGAGCCGAGGTAAAGTTTAAGGGCTGGGGCTTCCGCAACGGTCTGAAACAATCCTGGGCGATTGATTACCGGATTATCCGCGGGAGCCCGCTACAGGACGAGTTCTGGGAGAAATGCGCGAACGTGTTTCAAAACGTGGCCTGGAAACACCCGTGCGGGAAGTATATCCACCCATCAATCATCCTTTTTGATTCGCGTTTTCGCCCGGACGAGGTTTTTGCGTTTACGCGCAAGATGCAGCGCCTTCGGATCTATGCTTGTGAGGGTGCAACGACCATTTCTAAGCCGATTGTCCCAAAAAAGCCGATGAAACGCGGCGTTCCGCCGGCCTTAGTCTGGGAAATCGGCACGCATGAAGCAAAAGATGTGATTTATCAGCAGTTGGAGTTGTCGGACCCAGACGCACAGGGATTTTGCCACTTTCCGGAAACTTCCAGCTTCACGGAAGGCTACTTCCGCGGCCTGACAATTGAAGAATCAGTGATGCAACGCGGCCGCGACGGAAACTTTTATCGGTTTTTCTTCAAGAAATCAAGTGACGACCGGAACGAACCGCTCGACGCGGAGGTCTATGCCAACTCCGCGGAGCAAATTTTCCGTCCAAACTACGAGAAACTAGCGCGCGAGTTCCAAACCGAGACTGAGCAACCGGCGCGCAGCGTCAACCCCGATATGGATATGCCCCAACCGCGGCCACGGATGAGCCGTAGCCGTTGGATGAGCGGGTTTAGCAAGGTTTAATACGATGCGCCGCTTGTTTTCTTCACTTTGGAGTATTGATGGGAATTCATTCATGCTAGAACCACTAAACGAGCCGTTGGGTTTTGTCAAATGATGCCTAGAAAGTGGATTCGGTGGACCTGTAGCGACTTTGTTCGACATCAACATCGCTGGAAATGGACAGCGTGGCTGTGCGGACGCATCCAGCTTCTTTTCTCGAAGTTATGACCCAAGATCAACAGGAAAACTTCCGCACCGAGCGATACGCCAAACTTAACCAGGTCCGCTGGGAGCATTTTCTGTCGATGGGCATTCCACTCAAGGGTAAAACCATCTTCGAGCCGGGTGCGGGCATTGGCGATCAGACCGAATGGCTGCTTTCGCAGGATGTTAAGAAAATCTATGTAAACGACGGCAGGACAGAGAATCTTGACGTGATTAAAGATCGATTTTGCGGAGATAAGAGGGTCGTAACCATAATTGGCGACATCGAAACCTGCTTGTTTGACATAAGATTTTCAACACTCTTCGTTGACCTGATTTTCTGCTACGGCGTTTATTATCACATCGCCGACCGTCCGCCGACCTTCCCGATTTTGCACGAACTGTCCGGCATGGGCGAAATGATCGTGCTGGATTACTTGGCAGGGCAAGACAACGAGGTCGATTACGGCTACGACAACCCTTCGACTTCGCTCAACCAGAAAGCGACCCGACCGCGGCCGGAAAGCCTTCTGCAAGCCCTGAATGACGTTTGGGGTTACGGCTACGAGCCGGTAAAGCAACTTGAATGGACCGATCCACTCGCCGCCGAGACCAGAATGATAGCAGTCGGCTCGCATTTTCTTATTTCAAACCCAAATTTGCTCAGATTTGATCCTGCATTGACAAAAGCCGCAATCTGAATGGCTGTCGCGCAGACTACAGGTGCGCCCGAACTCGTTGAACAGGGCGGCACTTACGTTTTCACTGAAACGCTTTCGGACTTTCCATATACCGATTGGACTGCGCAGTATTTGCTGCAAATTCCTGGCTCGACGCCTTACACGACGAACGCCACGAACGGAACCGGCACCAATACCAACTTTGTTTTCACGCTGAACAAGGCAGACACGGCCAACTGGACGCCGGGGCGCTACACGTTCTCCATTTACGCAACCGAACGAGCCGCGACCGCGCAGCGCGCAACGGCGCGCACCGGTGTAATGAACGTGATCCCTGATTTGTCGCAGACTCAAGAAGCCAGCACCGCACAAACGATGCTGGACAACATCAACACGGCGATTACGCAGTTGACCACGGGCGGCTTTCAATCCGTGTCGGTTAATAATGTGTCTTATACCCGATATGACGTTACGACCCTGATCGCCATGCGGACACGGCTTCAGGCCGAGGTTATCCGCGAGCAGCAAGCGGCGGAAGTCCTTCGCGGCATCAATCACACCGGTATTATCGGAACCCGATTCAAATGGCCTTAGACCTGACATCAATATTCAAGCCTAAGCCGCCCCCTCGCCGCCGCGGTCCCGGTAAAAAGACGCTGGCGAAGCTGGCTGCGCAGAATGAGCCGCCGAAGGTCGAAAAGTCAATGACGGTTCAATCCGTTTCCATGACGCAGATGAAACGGGCTTACAAAGAGGTTGTGGGGGTCGGTGGCATAAATTCCGATTGGGCGCTTTCCGGTATTTCCGAGGATTCGGACGTTTGGCAGAACATTTTCGCGCTTCGGTCGAGGTCACGCGACCTGTTTCGCACCGATGTTTACTTCAAGAAATACAAGGAGGAACTTTGGGCGAACGTGTTCGGTGCGGAAGGCATTACTTGCCGAATGGAGGTCAAAGAAAACGAGGACCGCGTTTTATATTCGCCTGATGAGAAGAACTTCCTTGAGGGTCACTATCGCCGGCGCGAACGGGTCGCCAGACACCTCGAGCGGAAGTTTGGTCAGCGCACATTATCGGAACGACAAGCCACAATCCAGATCGGCGACATGGATCTTTACGCCAACAAAGTAATCGAGGACGGTTGGCGAGAATGGAAGCGTCGGGAATACTGCACGGTCGCCGGTTGCTTCGATTACAACCAGGTTTGCCAGATCCGGCTTCTCTCTGCCGCGCGCGATGGCGATTTCTTTATCCGGCACGTGCGCTCGCCCAGCGTCAACAAATTCGGATACAGCCTGCAACTGATCAACGCCGAGTGGTGTGATTATCAGCTGAACACGAAGGCCGACAACGGCAACCAGATCCGAATGGGCATCGAGCGTGACGATATGGGAAAGCGGATTGCTTACTACTTTATCAAACGACAGCCGCAGGATTGGCAGTTCTCGGTTCCAGGTGCAGCAATGACTTCCGCGCCCAAGACTTATCAGCGCGTCCTTGCGGAGGATATTATTCACTATGCGCGATATGAGGACGGCGATTCGACGCGGCCGGCCCCGTGGTCAGCGCCTGTAATCCAGAAATCCCGACACCTCGACAAATACGAGGAAGCCGAAGTCGTCGCTGCACGCGTGTCGGCCTGCAAACTCGGATTCTTTACCTCCAACATGGTCCCAGAAGGTGGCGAAGCGATGGGCGACCGACCCGATCCGACACAGGAAGCGACGATGGACGCCGAACCGGGTTCGTTCACGGGTCTGAAATGGGGCATTGACTTCAAGGAATGGAATCCGTCGCATCCGAATGGAAACTTCGATCTGTTCCGAAAGGGTCTATTGCGTGCGTGGTGCGCGGGACTCCCCGGTGCGAATTACAACATCATAGCCAATGATCTCGAAGGCGTGAACTATTCATCTGGTCGCCTCGGTATGCTGGACGAGCGTGAACTCTGGAAACTGATCCAACGCTTCGACATCGACATCGCCGAACGCCCAATATTCGAGGCATGGCTTTATATGGCGCTGCTGACCGGAGCGATTCCGTTGCCACTCGTCAAGTTCGACAAGTTCAACAAGCCAATCTTTCGCGGTCGCCGCTGGGCGTGGGTGGATCCGCTCAAGGAAGTGCAATCATCCGCACTCGAGGTAGCCAATAAATTCACAAGCCGAACTCGAATCATTGAAGATTCAGACGTCGACGCGGATTTCGAGCAGGTTCTTTTCGAGTTGGCCGAGGAAGAAATGCTGATGGAAGAACTCGGCATGAACCCGGCGCCGGCAGTCGGTAAGACAAACCCGGACGATTCTCCACAGGATCAATCGTCTAACGGTAACGGCAAGAAACCCGTAACGTCAGGGAAAAAAGATATGGAAGTTTCAGAAGTGCTCGCTTTGATTCAGGCAACACGGCAACCCGCTTCGGCACCGGCAAACGTTTCGGTCAACGTTCCACCAATCCAGATCCCGCCGCCCAACATCACGATTACAAGTTTGGCCATTCCCGAACAGAAAGCGCCGGTCGTGAACGTGAAGGTTCCAGAAGCAAAGACGCCCGATGTGGTCGTCCATGTCGCGCCCGCGGCGGTCACGGTGAAGAACGACATCCAGATTCCAAAGACGAGCAGCGTCAAGGTGAAGCGTGACCAGGCCGGGAAACTCAGCGGAATCGAGATCGAGAAGGAATGAAACGACTGTTTGCCATTCTGTTTCTCGCGGTCGTATCGGTGCAAGCCGAGGACATTCGCGTTCTGATTCTGCTTATGCGCTACCCGAACACATCCGGCACATTCAGCGCCGCGCAAGCGCAAGCCAATTTCACATCGACGACAGCAGCCTTCTATCAAAACGCCAGCTATAACCAGGCGACTATTACGGCCGAGGCGCATGGCTGGTATGTCCTGCCATGCACACGGAGCACTTGCGAATGGGAACAACTCGACGCGACCGCGACCGTCGCGGCGATAGCCGAAGGCGTGAACGTCGCCAGTTTTAGCCATCGTTATTACATGATCGCAGGTGGTGTGCCTGATTTAATCTGTAGCGGATCGCCATGCGGGGTTTTGGGCACGGCTTGGGATGCCGCAACGATTACAAGCCCCGCGATCCAGATACACGAATTCGGTCACTCTCTGGGTTTAGGTCATGGCGACATCGGACCCATCGGTGGCGGCGGGATTTACGGCAGCGATTCCGAAACGCTCTTGTCCGCGCAACGCTACACACTCGGCTGGCTGGATGCCCCGCCGATTACAGTTTCCGGTCAGTATCCGATTACCTCAGTCGAGCAGTTCGCCGGACAGCGCAGCTATTCCATCGTCAAATCAGATGGCACTAAATATTTCTTGGACTATCGACAGTCCTACTATGGTGTTCCGGTTCTCTACGTCGAATCAGACGGTTACTACACGAACGTGATGCTTGACCCGTGCGGAGGTTTAGGGCAACGGGTCGGGAGAAGTTATTACGATGCCACTGAGCGAATTCTCGTCACGCTCAATAGCGGAGGTTTGATTGGTAGCGTGAGCGTTGCGTTTGATAGCCCGCCTCCGCAGCCATGCGCTCCGAGTCCAACGCCAACACCGACTCCAACTGCACCGCCGCACGGTCGCAAGAAATAAATGGCTGCAACAAATAGCTACATTCAAGTCGCGCCTGATTCCACAGGCAAGAAAATGCAGACCTATCTCGCCACGATTGGCGCGGATGATGTTCATGCCGAAGCGGTGCGACTTGTCGATGGCGATTGTGCTCCACTGGGGACGACTGCTGGCGCATTGAATGTCTATCTTCCAAACCTTAATACGACGATTTCGAGCACGGTTAATGTTCAGTCGACGAACGCGTCGAACTTTCTTGCGATAATCTCCGGCACCGTTACCGCGATTCAATCCAATGCATCCAATTTCCTTGCAACTGTAAGTCAAGGCGGAACGTGGAACGTAGGAACATTAGCGTCGATCACGAACCCGGTCACGGTCGCACAATCGAATGCCTCAAATCTTGCCGCTACAGTTTCGGGAACGGTCACAGTCAACGCCGGTACGAATCTCAACACATCGCTTCTCGCAACCTCGGCAAAGCAGACAGACGGCACACAAAAAACGCAAATCTGCGATCCGATCAATGTTTCAAATATAGCTGGGATAACTGCCGGGGCACTCAACGTCTATTTGCCGAGTATCACGGCGAATTCTGGCACGAACCTAAATACCGCGAACGTTTCGATAAAGATGGTCACAGGTTCGCCGAACCTGTTGAACGGTCAGGTTGCGGCAACAAACGTCGCCGCCACTCTCGTCGCTGCGCGGACCCTCCGGCGCTCAGTTACCATCCGAAACCTCGATATAACCAATTCTGGTTACATCGGAATCGCTGTCGTGGCGACATCAAACGGGATGCTGGTCGGCCCAAGAGAGTCAATCTCGACTGATTTCACCGGACTAATCCAGGTGATTATGTCGAGCGGGACCGCTAACTTCGCATATCTCGAAACCTACGACTAATGGCATTCACAGACTTTTATATCAACTCGCTCGGTTCAAATTTGAATTCCGGGTCCAGTCCTAATGCGAACGCTTTTTTTACCTCTACGAACGGAAACTTTCAAGGTTTGGGGATCTCGAATTTCAGACCCACAGACGGTCAAAATCCGTTCGGGAATGTTGGTACTAATGCATTCACGAATTTCGCTAGTATCTACGTCGATGGTGCAACTGTCGGTGTTTATATTGTCCGAATTACTTCAGTTCAAAATGCCGCGAACGGCAATATCAGCGTGTCAGTCGGAAATTCCTACGGAACCGCGCCCACAAATTCGGCTACAGCTAGAACCATAAAAGTCGGTGGAGCCTGGCTTGGACCGAATACTAACGTCACAACGTTTCCATTCGGGTTAGCTGGGACAATTGGATGAGCATTAAAAATGCGGCCGGAGATCAGGTCCGGGTGAACGTTAAGAACGATCAGACATACACACTTACCGTCGCGCTTTCGTTTGCGACGTTAGGGGCTGGCGTTTTACAAGGTTACACCAGTTCTCCGGGTGATCTTGGTAGAGCCACGTTTACAAATAACCTCACTAGCGCCCCTTTATTTACCGTCGGCGCAAATGCCAACTGCACTTTTGTTGACCTGATATTCGACAATACCGGAGCAAGTTCCACCAGGGATTTGGTTAATTCTAATTCCAACCTGACAGTCGTGTTCTTACGATGCGTTTTTAAAAATTCAAGAGCGTCGGGTTTAGCCAACCTCTCAAATGGTGTAGTCACATACGCGATAGAATGCGAGGCGTATAATTGCAATACAAGTAACAGCGCGGGCCATTCCGGTTTTCGCGCTGGCGGAACTGGTGGAATGTTCTGTTATGCCTGCTACTCGCATGATCACACTGGTTCAAATGCACACGGATTTGGCGCTAGCGCCGGGGATATTACGCTTGTGAACTGCATTGCTGATACATGCGGCGGCAGCGGTGTTCTTGCGAACAGTGGCAACCAAGGGGTCGTAGTTAGCATCAACAGCAATTATTACAACAACACCGGAGATGGAATCAAATTAAGTGGCGCGTCAGTATCATGGTCGATCATCATGAATAACAATTTCCTTAAAAATGGAGGCGCTGCGATCAATAATGCCGTCACATCACAAGGTGGAATTCTTTACAATAACGGTCGCGGCGCGGGCAGTCAGGCAAATGGCAGCGCGGACACGTTACAAGCCATCGTCAATACCGGCACGGACATTACATACGCCAGTGGCGATACACCGTGGAATGCTCCTACGACCGGAGATTTTACAACCATTCCAACTTCCGCTGCGCGTTCTGCCGGGAGAGGCGTGTTTACGGAAACTGATGGAACTAATACCGGGACGGTTGCTTATCCAGACATTGGCGCGGCACAAGCATTAGTAACACCGGAATTACGGATTCCGTCTATAGCTTCGATTTAAGATGCTTCTCGCGCTTCGATCTCTCTGGGAACCGACGACAACGCCGACGCTGCCGAATCAGCCTGGGCGCGTTTACAAGGGTCAATATCCGTATTGGCAGCAGAGAAAGAAACCCTACTGGGAGAAGGACGGTGACCCGGATGAAGACGAATTCATGGTCTTAATGGGGATCGACCT